AGAAACAGAAAAACTTCGTCAAGTTCCTGGCCCAAGGCGACTCCATACCAAACGCCACGCTCCGGGCAGGTTTCTCGACAGACGGTGTCGGTTACCGCTTGATCAGACAGCCCAATGTCCTGCGCCTCAAAGCCCAGTACGAAGCCAAATACGAAGAAGAATCCAAGATGACTCGCAAGAAAGTCATGGACGGCTTCCTCGAGGCGATCGAGATGGCCAAGCTCATGTCCGAGCCCGCAACGATGGTGTCAGGGTGGCGCGAGATCGCCAAAATGTGCGGATACATGGCCCCGGTCGAGCACAAAGTCAAAGTGGACGTGTCCGGGAACGTCACGATGCAGCAGCTGACCCAGCTCTCAGACGCAGAACTGCTGGAAGTGATCCAAAAAGACGTCCCAGCCCTTCCATTCGTGGAAGAAGTGCTTCCAGAACCCCTCTAAATGGCTCCAAAACCGCCCACAAACCCCCAAGCGGAGCTCGCCAGCCGTATCCTGGCCCGGCGTAGCCTCCTGCCCTTCGTGGAGCGTCTAAACCCCCGCTACACAGCTGGCTGGGTGCACAAAGACATCTGCCGAAGGCTCGAAAAGTTCTCCCAGGACGTGGTCGACGGCAAGTCCCCACGTCTTATGCTCCTGATGCCGCCCAGAAGCGGAAAATCAGAGCTCTGCTCTCGATCCTTTCCCGCCTGGCACCTGGGCCGAAACCCTGACCACGAGATCATCGCCTGCTCATACAACGTGTCCCTGGCTATGTCGTTCAGTAAGAAGGTGAAGGAAGTGCTCGAAGACCCCACCTTCCACCCCGTCTTTGAGATCCGGCTGAACCCGAACAACCAGAGCGCTGAGGAGTGGTCACTCAACGGTACTAGAGGAGGTTACGTTGCTGCCGGGGTAGGGGGTGGAATAACTGGCAAAGGGTGTTCTGTACTCATCATCGACGATCCGATCAAGAACGCCGAAGAGGCAGATTCTCCAGATACCCGCGAGAAGCTCTGGGATTGGTACGGTTCCACTGCCTACACCCGGCTTGCCCCTGGGGGCGGCGTGCTCTGTGTTCAATGCATGACGGGGGACACACCCGTAATGATGGCGGATGGGGCGGAGCGTAGACTCGATTCTCTGGGCGTCGGTGACACTATCGCCACGTTCGACCGAGGCTCCCTGGCCGAGTCAAAAGTCATAGGATTCAGGTCAAATGGTTATGATTCAGTGCTAAAAATCACAACGAGTTCCGGTAAAATAGTCAGGTCAAACGGGAGACATCCGTTTCTCGTCGCCTTAGACGGAGAACTCAAATGGATAAGAGCGCGAAGCTTGACTACGGCCCACAGAATCGTAGCCTACCAGGGCAATGGGGAAAGTGGAAAGGGGTTACCTGCTCGGCAGCTGGGTGCGTCGAGCCGGCTAGAGCCAGAGGGCTCTGTGCCTCCCACTACAACAAGAAAAAATGGGCAGACGGATCTCGTCCCCCCAGCGTCAACCCTACCTCGCGTAGAGATGCTCACCTTAAACACAGGTACGGTATCACTCTTGAGGAGTACAACCTCCTCTTGCTCAAACAAGGTGGGTTGTGCGCCATCTGCTGGAAGCCGCCCGATTCCGATACAAACACCCCCCACCACTGGAAGAATAAGCTCGCCGTCGATCACTGCCACGACACAGGCAAAGTCAGAGGACTGCTGTGCAACGACTGCAACGCAGGAATTGGACATCTTGGAACTGAGTCCGTGGCACTTGCCGCTGCCGAATACCTCCGACTTCACGCTGGATGAGGTAGTCAGCGTCGAGCCTGACGGGGAGGAGGAAGTATTCGATCTACAGGTAGCACGTACTGAAAACTTCATCGCCAACGGGCTGGTATCCCATAATACATGGTGGCATGACGATGATCTTGCCGGGCGGCTCCAGAACGCCATGCGCTCCGATCCAGACGCAGACCGCTTCGTTGTCGTCAAGTACCCAGCCATCGCCGAGACTGATGAGTGGCTCGACCCAGAATCTGACCTCATCGTAGATACTGAGCCCGATCACCCAGACAAAGTCCTCTACCGCCGCAAAGGTGAAGCCCTCCACCCCGAGCGCTACGACCTACAAAAACTCAACCAGATTAAGCGCACGATCAGCCCACGCTTCTGGTCCGCGCTCTACCAGCAGAACCCTGTGCCCGACGACGGCGACTACTTCCTGAAGGAACAGTTCCGCCGCGCCACCCTACCCCCTCTGCACCGCACGAACGTGTTCATCGCCTGGGACTTTGCCATCAGCGAAAAGAAGCAGAACGACTACACCGTAGGCACCGTCATCCTGCAGGACGAGAACGACACGCTGCACGTGGCCGAGGTCGTGAGATTTAAGTCCGGGGACGCTCTCTACATCGTCGACGCCATCTTACATCTAAGTAAGAAGTGGTACACTTCTTCCCAGATTGTCGGCTTTGAAGACGGTCAAATCTACCGGGCAGTCGACTCACTCCTGAAGAAACGGATGCACGAGCAGCGGCAGTACCTCTCCATCAAGGTTCTCAAACCTATCACTGACAAGCTCGCACGCGCCCGCCCTCTCCAGGGCCGGATGCAGCAGGGGCGGGTCAGTTTCAGCGCCGACGCTGAGTGGTACGACGCCTGTCGCCTGGAGCTCCTACGTTTTCCCGCCGGTGCCCACGACGACATGGTCGACTCCCTCTCCTGGGCTGTGCAGCTCGCCATCGGCGCCCAGCCCCCGCGCAAAGTCAAACCCAAAGAACCCGCCTCCTGGCGCGACAAGCTCAACCTCATGGGCCACAAGGGCTCGTTCATGGCTGCCTAGCCCTACCACTATGTCCTGCCCCCGATTCGTCGCCTACTCCTTCGCTGTGCGTACAGCCGCACACCTCGCGCACCTCAGCTCCCGCTCCTACGCCCAGCACGTGGCCCTGGGCGACTTCTACGACTCCCTGGTCCCGCTCGTTGATAAGTACGCGGAGGTTTATACCGGGCTCGAGGGGAAGATTCCCGCGTACCCCCAGCGTGACCCGCCGAACCACAGCGACCCCATAGACCTCGTCGATGACTACCTCGCCGTCGTGAAGGCTGAGGCCAAAGAAGATGAGCACGGCAGCCAGGCGCTGCTGAACATCCTCGCCGAGCTCGAGGAGCTGACGGCTCAGACCCTCTACAAGCTCAAATTTTTGAAGTAGGTAACCACCATGCCCGTCAACGCAGAACTCTCACTCAAAACCTGGCGCCGGTTTGTCTACTGCCGAGACGTAGGGCATGCGAGGTTCGTCCGTAAAGCTGACCAGTGCGAACGATTCTTCGCCGGGGACCAGTGGGATCCAGCCGACCGGGCCAAGCTCGCGGCTGTTCAGCGCCCGGTGCTCACGATAAACAAGATCCTGAGCACTGTCTCTAACGTGATGGGCGAGCAGATCAACAACCGCGCTGAGATCTCCTTCCGCCCGCGTGGTGGGTCGAACCCGGACACAGCCGACATTCTCAACAAGGTCTACAAGCAGATCAGCGACAACTGCCAGCTCGACTGGAAACGCTCAGAGATGTTCGCCGACGGGATCATTACTGGGCGTGGCTTCCTCGATGTGCGCCTGGACTACGGTGACAGTATGCAGGGCGAGGTGTCGATTTCAAATCTGAACCCCAAGAACGTCATCGTCGATCCAGACGGTGATGAGTACGACCCGGACAAGTGGAGCGAGGTGTTCATCAGTAAGTGGCTGACGGCGGACGACATCGCCGTGTTCTACAGCCAGAAGGACGCAGACGAGCTGCGCAGTAAATTGGGCTCGAGCCTCACCTACTCCTTCGACAGCATGATGCTGAACCGGGACCGCTTCGGTGACCCAACGAACACAGCCTACGCCGAGGCAGGCGGGGACACCACGACCGTCAGGAACATCCGGATCATCGAACGGCAGTACCGGCAGATCGATCGGCAGAAACACTTCCTCGACCCACGCACCGGGGACATGCGCCCCGTACCAGAGGAGTTCAACCGTGACCGCATCGCCTTCTTCGTCGACAACTACGGCCTTCAGGTCGTCCCCAAGCTCGTACGTCGTATCCGATGGACGGTTGTTGCTGACAACGTCGTACTCCATGACGACTGGTCGCCGTACAAGCACTTCACTGTGGTACCCTATTTTCCTCACTTCCGTCGCGGGCGCACCATCGGGCTGGTTGAGAACCTCATCGGTCCCCAGGAGCTGCTGAACAAGGTCACCTCCCAGGAGCTGCACGTGGTGAACACCACGGCGAACAGCGGCTACAAAGTGCGCGCAGGCGCCTTGACGAACATGACTGTGGAAGAACTGGAGGAGAAGGGTGCACAAACGGGTCTGGTTATTGAGGTCAACGGCGACCCCGACAAAGATGTCCAGAAGATCGCTCCAAACCAGGTGCCGCAGGGCCTGGACCGAATCAGCTACAAGGCCGAAGAGTCGATCAAGACGATTTCAGGCATCTCTGATTCGATGCAGGGGATGGATCGGGCTGATGTCGCTGCGAAAGCCATCCAGGCGAAGCAGAAGGCTGGATCGACGAATCTCGTCAAGCCCCTGGACAACCTCGTGCGCACCGATGGTATCTTGGCGCGGAACATTCTTGACCTTGTTCAGGAGTTTTACACCGAACCGCGTCTGATGTCGATCACCCACGACCACACCACGGGTGACACAGAGACCTTCGCCATCAACCAGCCGAACCCCGAGCCGGAGACCGGCATGGAGCCACCGGAGTCTCCGTACCAGGAGATCATCAACGACCTGACGCTCGGTGAGTACGACGTGGTCGTCACATCCATACCCGTGCGCGAAACCCTCGAGGACAGTCAGTTCGAACAGGCCATGGCACTGCGTGAAGCCGGCATCCAGATCCCTGATGAGGTGCTCATCGACTCCAGCCGTCTACAGCACAAGAAGGAGATCATCCAGAAGATGCAGGCCATGTCGAACAGCCCAGAGGCTCAGCAGCAGCAGCAGCTTCAGATGGCAGGCGTCCAGGCCGAGCTGGCTAAGACCCAGGCTGAGGCCCAGCAGAAGTCAGCCGACGCCCAGCTCAAGGGTGCGAAGACCCAGGAGACCCTGGCGAAGACCGAGGTGCTCCAGAATGGTGAACCAGACGACGGCAGTGCGCAGGCGAAGATGGCTGAGGTCCAGGTGAAGGCCCAGACCGCTGAGCACAAGATGGGCATGGATGAGCAGCTCGCCCAGCACAAGATGTCTATAGCCGAGCGCGAGCACGCGCTCAAGGTACAGCAGAGCCAGGACGAGCTCATGCTCAAGCAGCAGGACATGGCGCAGAAGCGCATGGACGCCAGACGCCAGGCGGAACAACAGGCGGCGCAGGCGGCGTTGAGACCCGCGCCATCCCAGAAACCTTAACCACGACACACTATGACCGACACTGATGCCACCCTACTCGACCCCGACACCGAAGCCCTCAAACGCGGTGACGTCGTCCCAGAACCTAAACCCGAGGCGGAGCACCCAGACGCCGAAAAAGTAGCCGCTGATCTAACATCTGAGTTAGACGAAGACAAGGAAGACAAGGAAGAGAAGGCCGAGAAAGACGAGAAGAAACGCGAGGCGCGTATCCCCGAGTCTCGGCACAAGGCGATCCTGGAGAAGGAGCGCGAGAAGCGCGCAGACCTCGAACGTCAGCTTGCGAAGTACCAGCAGGGCGGGCAGATCGCGGACATGAATGCTGAACTCACAGCTGCGGAGAACTCGATCTTGACAATGGAGAAGGAGCACACACGGCTCCTGAGCGACGGGGAGATCGACAAAGCCGCTGCGCTGATGCAGAAGATCCGCCACACTGAGCGCCAGATCACTGAATACAAGGGCGACCTGAAGATCCAGGCCGCAGAGATCCGGGCCACCGAGCGCGTGCGCTTCAACACCGCCCTTGAGCGTGTCGAGGCAGCGTTCCCGACACTGAACCCTGACCACGAGTCCTTCGACGCCGACCTCTCAGATGAAGTCGTCGATCTGATGGAGGCGTACAAGCTCAA